ATCTCGGAAGACCTGAGTGCTGTTTCTGTTGTAACTATATCCTGTTCCGTTCCAGTAATACCACTGCAGTGTGTCTGAGCTAGTAAAAAACGCCTCAAAATAAGAATTAGGACCTGTATAAGATCCAAACAGACGGGAACTTTGTCCGAGTTTTCCCCGCTTAACCCACATTGAAATGGTATAGGTGCGCCTGTTCCCCGCACTCGCCGGAGTCCGATTGAGGTACGCCGAATCCGCCGAGTTGAACCGCAAGCTCTGGTCGATCTCGTACGCCTGTGCGCCGCCAAACAGCATTAAGTTGGCAGATCCGGGGACGCCCATTAGCTGAAGTTTGCGATCAGTTGTGCTTGGATGCTAGTCGTAGTCCGCACCGTATAAACCAGCAGATCCACCGCGTTGGCAGTTGTCGTCAACGTTGGCGCCGTACCAGTAGGAAAATCCCAGTAAGTTCCAAACGCAAGGGTCCGGCTGCCGGTGCCATCCTGTGAAATGAAGATCGCACCGCTTTGTCCGGCAGTGATGTTGGTTGGATTTGCCAGCGTGCGGTTGCCGCCCAAGGTCACGCTGTAATTGTTCGCCAGTGCAAAATCCGGGGTGATGGTGGCACCATCGGTCAATGCAGTGATTGCGCCGCGTTGTGCTGCACTGAAGCTCTGCGCCAAGCTCAGCAGCGGCACCGTGCCAGTGGCATCCGGGAAAGTAACCGTCCGGTCAGCCGTGGGGTCGGTGACTGCCAGCGTGGTTTCAAAGCCATCTGCTGTGCTGCCTTCAAACGTCAGCGAACCAGCAGTGCCAATTTCAAGGTTGCCGGTGACTGTGCCCCCAGCCAGTGCCAAATAAGTGCTTGCAGCAGTAGCACCACTCAGCAAACCCAAGTTGGCGCTAGCAAGCGTTCCAACAGTGACGAAAGCACTGTTTGCTGCATTGCGGATTTTTAGCAGACCCGTCGTTTCGTCTGCCCACCACTGATACGCATACGTGGTAGCCGGTTCGGTGGCACCACTGTTATTGGTCGAGATCGCGCCTAATACACCGTTGAGGTCGGAGCGAACGGCCGATCCTGTGCCGTTGGCTATGACGTAATCGTGCTGTGCCACAGCTCAGGGACTTTTCAATAGTTCCACTTTAACCGCCGCGTCCATATCCAACAGCAGTCCACACAAAGTTCCGAGAGACCGCCGTATCAGAGGCGTTGAAGAACGTCACCGTAAAGCCACTGCCGCTTACGCCTGTAACAGTGAAGTAGTCGCCGTTCTGCATGTTCTGGGCAGTAATCCCGATGCTAGGCAGGTAGGCGTTCACTCCACCCAACGTTGCAGTACCCGTGAAATAGGGGTGGGTAAAGGTCACGGCAGTTGCTCCGGCTGTGCTGGTGACAGGCGTGGTGGGCTGCTCCACTCGGCGTTGCAACCTGGCTTGATAGCCCAGTTCATCGATCAGGATGTTCTGCGCTGTGTCGTTACTGGTGAGTTGCGTGCGGAATTGGAAGCCGCGTCCGTTGAACGTGCCATTCACAAAGCTCTGCCAATCGCTCCAGGTCGGTGTTCCGCTTGGATCATCGTTGGTGCGGCGCAGTTGCAATGCGGCGTTGACTTGATCAATCGTGCTGCCGTCCCAGTCATCCCAGGTATCGACAAGTTCGTTGCGGCTGTCGATCAGGTCGCTTGGGAAATAGCCGCGAGTGACAAAGTAACGCGAAAGGTCCAAGGCAAAGACATTGCCCAGATCCAGCGTGTTGGCAAAGCTATATGTGCCTGAAGACAGGATATTGCCGAGGGTATCGAATGAAGGAATCGCATCGACATCGGCAATGTCATCCAAGTCGTCATCACCGTCAAGGGTCAGCGCATCAAACTCATCGCTGTAAAACACATCAACGCGATTGCCTTGGAACGGCGGAGCGTCCTGATCCTCCCGGCGATCTTGAATCAGCAGTGGATCCAGTGCATCGGGCAGATCAATGATCACGCTGGCTTCATTGACGCTTAGCCTGCCGCCGTCATCAGCAAATTTGACGAGAATCTCGCCTTCCACCAAAGGCACAACAGCCTCCGTGGCACTGCCGGATTTCGCCTCAATCAGGTCAACGCTGTTGCTCCAGGTGCCCGTGCCATCAGTCAGGTTGCTATGGCGGATGTAAACCTTGCCGCCAACCTTTACGTCAAGATCAACGGTCTGGTTCCAGCGCAAGCGACCGGAGTTGGCGCTGATTGCTTCAAACGTCAGATTCTGAACATCACCAGGAACAGCAGTTTTGCCGAGAATCTCGAAGGAATCAGTGGCAATCGGGCTGGCCTTACCGACACTGTTTAATGCACGGATTTGAACAGCAAGCGTTCCGGCTCGCGTCTGACGAATAGTGATATTGGGTGATGCTGTTGTAACCAGCGTCCAGTTGTCGTTATCAATGCGGTACTGGATTGTGTAGGACGTGGCACGTTCTGGTGGGGCGACCCAGCTCAGGTTGAAGCCAGAAAAAATACTTTGGCCGTCCTGGTACAGAAATTCTGTGCCCGTGATACCCGTGACGGATGCTGGGGGATCCAGCGTGTTGGTGATGTCACGGTCGGTCAGCTTGATGTTGGATTCAATCGCGTCGTAAATCGTGGCGTTATACGCCAAGGCAGTTACGCCGTAGATTCCATCGCCTGCATCAGCAACATTCAAAACGCGGAACTGTTGGGATTGAATATCGCTCGTTTGGATTAACCACACCGAATTAGAGTTCGGGGCTTCGCTAAATGCGGTTGCTACGTCAATGCGTGCATCATTGGTTGCGTAGGTGATTGCACTGATGATCCTGGTTTCCACCAAGCCAGTTGGCATCAGTACAGAAACCGTGGGGCTATTGGAGAGGTTGACCGAAAGATTGGCGCTGCTATCAGTTGTGATGCTGGTGGTCGTTGCAGATTTGACCCTGCCGCTGCGGCGTGTTGCAGCCTTGAGTGGGTCAGCAACGTCAATCACCATCCCAGGTCTGAGGATGACGCCGCTATCAATCGAAACAGAGAACGTAACGGTTTCAGTAAGGTTTTGTTCGCTAAGAAGTGCCCACTTACCAGCCCGATGCGCCTGACCTTGGCTGTAACAACCCAGCAACTTAATGTCCTTGTTCAAAATGCCGTATTTGGCTACAGCGTCTGAATCCTCCACATATTCGTATTGAACTTCGCCCTTGGATTCGTAGGTCTGGTATGCAACGGTGGCGGTAGTGTGGCGAGCCTTCTGTGATGTGCCGCTATACGTGAAAATGCCGTCAACAACATTGCTTGGTCCCAGCAGATATTGAGAATCTGTCGGTTTGTCTTGCTGCAGTACCAGCGCACCAGCGCCGTAATACGCGATGCCTCGGAAAAGGCTGGTCATCTCTTGGATGACGTTGTAAACATCGTCGCGGCTATTTAGCAGCAGGTTGCAGCTAAACCGTGGCTCTTGCCCTCCTTTGCCGTTGCTAACAAGCGCATTGCAATACTGACTGATTGAGTAGAAGTCATACCGATCCAAGCTGCTGGCAGGCACGGATGCGCCATAGCGGGTATTGGTAAGCAAATCCCACAAGCACCAAGCCGGGTCATTGCACCAGGTAGCTGCACCAAACGTTCCATCCCAAACGCCGGAATACGTGACACGTCCTAAATAAGTTGTGGTGTCAACAGTGGCGTTAGATGGAAGCTGAACTTTGATGCCACGCAGCAGATATTTCCGGGTTGGAATGTTGCTGAACTGGCGAGCATCAAAACGCAGATACGCCAGTGCGCTGTTGGGGTAACGCAGCTTTTCGTCAATAATTTCTGTGTAGCTTTGCCAGTAAGTTTCGTTCTGAGTACGAGCGGTAGATGCGTCTGCGCTTGTGCGAACAACTTTGATGTCTACAGGAAATGCACCATTCAACGTGATCACATAGTCACGCTGGTAACGGTTGCTGGTTTTGCCGCTGATCGTGTCAGTAGCAACCGTGTTGTAACCGCCGCCGTTGTACTGAACTTGGATTTCAAGGCTGACGGAAGAACCAACGATGTCGCCGTTCTCAAGAAATACCTGCAGGGCAGGCACCATCACAGTGATGCGAACGCGATCTACGTCAGAGTCGCTAATTGAACGAACGACTGGGACGGCATTGGTGACTTCAACGTTTACGGCCGTCTCGCTTTCTGTTCCAGCAAGATTGGTGATATAACTCTGTGCCTGTGTGCCGGTGCGGGTGATGATCGTGTAGCCCTCAAAATTTGGATTGCCGCCCGAATCCAAAACAGGGGTGTCATCAAGAAATATGCCTTGGTTGCCGTTTTCAATGCCGTCAATTTCTCCTTCGCTAAGGAGATCCAGCACGGTTGCGTACTGAACGGACTGGAGTGAGTCATCGGCTTCGACAGGCGTCCGGCTTCCACCGCCACCTCCACCACCGCCGC